TTTGTTGGATACAATTAATACGAGTCGATAGATATTGATAGCTCTCTTAGGGGATCTAAGAAAGCGGAAATGCGTTGTTTAGGGGGAGCCTAAGCAGCGCTTTTTTTTTTTATCTATCGTAGGCTTTTGTATGGTTTGGCTACGGGTGCAACGGCTAAAACTGGGGTGTCATAAAAGCAAACACACAAAGGCTTATTAGCCTCTTCCTGTGCGTCCTCTTTCGCTTCCTGCTTTTCCATTGCTAGGGATGTGACAAAACACTCCATCAGCTTGCTGATAAAGGCTTTCAATAATGCGGCATGTACTCGCGATAGGATATTAATCGCGCTTGCTGGGGCGTGTAGTATTTGGGGTAAGTTAAGCGCTTTTTGTGTTGCGCTTAATCCTTTAAGAAAAGCAGAGAGTTTTAACCCTGATTTCTCAATGATTGAATATCTAGCTTGCTCAATCTCAGCCTGTCGAGTGACAATCTCACTCCATTCGCTCAGACTCTTGCGTAATTTATCGTTTAACATTACACTTATTCCATATTCGTGATTTAGCCAGCTGAGGAATTTGCCGTTCCGTTTGAAGCTGGCTTTTTCTTGCCTGAAATTCGCTGAATCCAGACCCTTTAGCGTGTTGTTTTTACGCTTACCCACTTATTCAACCACTGAACCGCCACTTTTGCAAACCTGCGATTCTCAGTAACAAATCAACCACTCAAATTGATAAGGCTTTTTAAGCTTTAAGCTTGGTATTTTGAAGCTTTCGCTTAATATCCTGCCGAACCCCAATTCGCAATTTTACATAATGGTGATAATACGCCCCTCAGCGCGCTTGCGCTAATAGTCTTCTAAGCTGTCTATCAGTAAGTAGATAAGCAATTTTTTGTAAGTCTTTCAGTTCCATGCTGTGCGCCCTTGTGCTACTGTGTATGCACTTAATATATAACTAGGTGTGCGCACATGTCAAACACAAATAATGAATCAGCAAAGAAAAACATCCGCTTCCCCCATTCACTCATAGCAGAGATTGAAGAAACGAAAGATCCGCTCGTACCTTTCAGCGCTTGGGTCAAGGCTGCCTGTGAGGAAAAGCTAGCAAGCGAAAAAGCTAAAAATCAACAGCGATAAGCTCGCCTGATATCTCAAAGAACTTGTCGTCAGAATAAGGCTTCAAAGCTGTAAGCATAGCGCTCACGCCGTCTATCTTATCTTTTGAGCGGGATTTGGAGGGACTCATCAAGTCGGTCTTTCCATATTCCACAACCAAATTACCAATCATAAATTCAGTAAGGGGGTTTCCATCGTGTGTAATCTCGCCCTTAAGTATGCGGCTCTGTAGGTCTTGAAGCATTGGGCTCATGGTCACAGCTCCTTGCCTTACTACTTCCAGAGTGAAACCTTTTTCGTCCAGCGTTTTTACAAGCTGGCTCGCTGCATAAGGGTCATATCCAATGACTTTTAGCCTGTTAGCCTGTTCCTGTATGTCTTTTTCGATTTCTTGGTAATCGATAGCGACAGAGTCGTGGGCATTAATAAAACCTTGATGCGCCATGCGGGTTAGGAAGTCGGCATTGTGGCCAGACTCTAGATTCTCTTTTATACAGTGATACTTAAAGCTAACGTGAATGCGCCCATCATCGCGCTCTGAGAGGAAGCACAGTGCTGTAATGTCTCGGTTCTTGGATAAGTCCATGCCAACGTAAATGCGCCCCTTGTGCTGATACTGAGAATCGGCTAAACCGTTCCAATGCTTAACAGATAGAAAGCCCGTTTCCTGCGCTGATACAAACAAGTTAAAACGTTTAACTATAATCTCGCGCTTCCTGCTCGGGTAAAGCTTCATCTCGTCTACGCGGTCTTGTAGCTCTTCGGGGCGGATGGATACACCAAGATTAGGATTAGCCTTTTCCCATGCTGTTGGGTCGTTCACTTCGGCTATGTCGTCCAGCTCGTACAGCACAGCCCACAGCTTAGGGCTTTGCGCTTCACCTGCTAAAACCTTCTTAGCGGTAGCAATTAAATTTTCGTAGGGTGTGCCAGTGTCGCCCGCTGTGCTGATATAGATTGATAACGGCTCTTGTCGTGCTGCCATACCTAAACGGATCACGTTGGGGATTGAGTCGTCTTTGTACTGGGCGTACTCATCAAAGACCGCCACGGATACGTTCTTACCTTCTAGCGCTGATATGTTTGAGGATACCGGCTGCATGTCGCTGTTGTTTGTGGTTATCTTATGCGCCCATGTCTTCGCTTTCTTCCTTAATGCCTTACTCGCGTTTATCTGCTCTTTGCAAGCATCAAAGACAATGCGTGATTGCTTGCTTGTTGTACCTGCTGATATAAGCTCGTGCTGCTCTGCGTTCACTAAGAAATAGTTACAAAGAACACTCATAATCAAGCTTTTGCCGTTCTTACGCGGAACGTGATAAACAAGCTCCTGAAAAACTCGTTTATCAGTGCTCTTATGTTTCCAGCAGATAAAATTAAGAACAGCGAAAAGCTGCCAGTTCTCGAGCTTGATTGCGTGTCTATAGAGCTCGCCCTTAACGTGACAACAATACCCGCTGAACTTATGAAAGCGCTGGGCTTCTTCTATATCGAAATAAAGCGCTGTATCGCCCTGTAAGGCACGATAACGGGCAACGGCTAGCTTTATGTATTTGTTTGCGACAATGCGGCCTGACTCGATGTCAGCCGCGTACGCTTCGACTGGGCTATAAAAAATCGAGCTCATCGTCTGTGTTAGCCTCTGCCTTGTCCGCTTGCGAGAACAGCTTAATATTCTTACAAAGTTGAATGTTTGTGCTCTGTAAGCGCGCCACCATTGAAAGCAAAGGATGTGGAACAATACAGCTCGCAGAATTAAGCACGGTCATTCCGTCTTTCTTGATTGCTGCTCGTGCATCGAAAATCAGATCAAGGTTTGAACAGTAATCAGCCAGCGCCTGTTGGTCTGCGGGCGAAAGCTCGATGCTGTTTTCTTTGCAGTGTTTAGCAATCTGATTCCAGCGGGCTGTGCCTTGCTTATCAAACGTAAAAGGCTTTTTTAATGTCGTCATTGCATCATCTCCTTAGCTTGTTCAACCATTTTTTTGAACTCTTTGAGCGGTTCTAGGTTTCCTTTGAAGTACTCGCGGTCAACTAAGATGGTCTTCTTAACATGGTGCCGATGGCATAGCGGACTAAGGGCTTCGAAGCAATTCGGGTTCGCGTAAGGGTACCCGGTCATGTCGTCGGCCAAAGGTACCACGTGGTCGGCTAGCTCTACCGGTGTGTTCACACCATCTTTGATAAGACACACAGCACAAAGCGGATATTGGGCGCGAAAGGCTTTGCTCGTCTTGCGCCATTGGTGGTTGTACTGCTCTGCTTTGCGCTTTCTGTTTGATGCAAAAATCTTATCTTCGCATTTAGTGCAATATGAATTTCGTTTTGCACCGCCCTTGATTACTTCTCCGCAGTGATTGCAGCGCTTACGAATCGGCATAATCAAAACCTTCTATTTCAGCTACTTGTTGTGGTGTGATTACCTGAGCGCTTAACAGCTTTTCGTAAACCTCAATGCGGTCTTTTACGCCTAGGCTTTGTAGCTCGTTTTGATTAACCTCAATCTTTTCGCCTGTAAGACGTTGTGATGGGGTCAAAAGCTTAATGTGTAGCTCTGCCGTTACCGCTTCGATGTAAGGGCGTAGCGTGTTATTGAACAGCGATTTGGATGCTTCGCGTTGTGATGCGTACGACTGCGAGTTAGTCCCTGAGTGAGAAACAAAGATTGGGTCTAGAGCAAACAGGCGGCAAGCTTGTTCGACTGAAAACTTAGCCTGTTCCACGTAATCAGCATCTACAGCCGATAAGCTTAACGGTTGGTACTCGATGCCGTTTTCTAATACAAGACTTTGCCCTTGCTTCGATTTTGCCAAACTGTCGCGGAATGTGTTTAACGCGTCTTTGTCTTTGTATGTTGCTGTGAAGCGGAACAAGCCTGACGGACGTTTGATGTTCTGGAAGATTTCAGTGCTGTAGCTCTCAACCTCTTTTATCCCGTCCACCGCTTCTCTGCATACAGTGATTGGGCTTCTACCCATCAAACCGTTTAGCGAGTTAATGCGGAAGTGAGCAATCTTATACAGCGGGAACGTTTTTCCGCCCACGTTGTAGCTCTTAATGTATGGCTGAGCGTTTGCATCCGTATGAATCGTTGGTGACGCTGTAACGTGCTGAATGCTCTTCAACTTGCCGGCTTTGCTCCAGTCTAGAAGCAGGTAGGCGTTGCCCGTATTGAGTAATGCTAGATAAACCGATGTCCACAAAGCTGATCTGTTAGCCTGTTCTGTGCCTGCGTTAATCACTGACTCAAGTTCTGGCGTTGCCTCGAATTGATAGTTGGCCAATTGCTTAGATATAAAGCTTGTCACACTGAAAACATTAGCTGTTGATTCGGGTGCGGTAGAACCATATTTTTCTATATTGCTGATTGCTAGCGGTTGTACGCTTCGCTCTTCGTTTTTTCTGAATGGCCACATTTTACAAAACCTCTATTACGCTA